TGACGCGGTTCTCAACCTGATTAAGCCGGGTGAACATCTCGCGATTTGTTTCTTTTATATCAATATGCAAAGTTTCAAGCGAAGTAGCAATATGCTCCACGGCACTGGTGAGGCGCACAATGGCAGCAGATGCTTCCTCATTCCTGCGGCTATAGCCAAATACGCCCATGGCTGCCACTGAAATGGAAGCCCCCGCAATTGCTGCTACTAGCTCGATCATGGGCAGTAGCGGCAATGGGTCTCAACTATGCGCTTAGTCTAACGGCTCAGAATCCTGCTGAAGTGCTGCCATTGCTAAAAAGCACCACCCCGTCAGCAGGAGCAGGCTCAGGGATAGGATTCCAATCGCTGTACGCATTGCTAAGCCAACGCATCCTCAATTGCTTCGCGGCTTGTAAAACCCCACGCAGCAGCAGCACCGGAATTCCATGCTGTGCGTATTACGGGCACTATGTAGCCATCGTCACCTTCTACCAGTGCGCGGTCGTAATCTTCAGGGTATTCAGCATCGTCGAAGGTGGTGTAATCATTCAGCAGGTTGGTTAAAAATGCAGTGTGTTCTGCACTTGACGGCGCGTCTTGCAAATCGGTGGCGGTGTTGATCAGCATGGCAAGGCAAGCCCTAAATGTTTAAGCCCATTCTGCCCGTCGCCGTGCCGAATGTGACCCATCCATGCTATCAGGGATCTACGCCAACCATCGTAATCATCATGGGCCAATAAATGTTTTAATTTTCGCCGTTGGCGTATCATGCTTTGCCGTTTTATTAATTTATATTTTACGCGAATACGAAAACCGCAAAATTTAAACCCACGGGCAACTGGGCCAAGATGCCATTTGCCAATTACTTGGCTCATATCGGATGCTACATAATTGCAAATTTCAGTTTTTAATGCTAACCCCGTTTCTTTATCTTTAACCACAATTGCAGCATCGTCCATATAACGCACAAAGCACCCAAGGCCTTTTGCTGCAATAAAGCGGTCTAGTTTGCCGCCCCAATAATTGCAAAAGCATTGGCTTGTTAATGCGCCAATTGGCAACCCGTATGGCTGCACAATAAGTATTTGTTCTATAAGCCATAGGGTGCGTTTACATGTTATTTTTTTAGCTAAATGTTTAAGCAATAGATCTTGCGGTATTGTAGGGAAAAACTTATAGAAATCTACATGCAATACCCACGCATCAGGGTTTTGGCGCATTAATTGCTGTATGCGATTAACGCAACGATGCGTCCCCAATCCAATGCGGCACGCATAAACCTGCGGCATCATTGCATTATCCAAGATGGGTCCCACAACTTGTATCAACGCATGATGCAGCACGCGGTCGCGAAAGCTTTGGCAACTAATTGTGCGTTTTTTAGGATCTAAAATATCAAATTGCAACTGAGGGTCTGAATGCCAATTGCCTTCAATTAACCGAAGCTGCAAGTATCGCAAGTTAGAAAGATGGTATTCTTTGAATCGCAAGTATGAACTGCTGTAAGTTTTGCCACGCCGGGCTTCTGCATACGCCGCCAATAAATTATCCCAATTATAAATTTGTTCATATAAGTTGCGAAATTTTTTACTCATGTTAGGTAGTGGCAGGTTTCGATGAGCTACTCCCTGCCATTACTACCACTCGGACCTGAGTTTGCCGAAGCTGGATTTGATGGCTGGCACCTGGTTAGCACCGGCCTGCTGCCCGTAGAAACAGCAGAGCGTGATGGTGTTTGATAGTTGCCACAGCCGCGAAACGAGCGCCAATGTTGTTGTTACCGTTAGACGGGACGTTGTTCCAGTTGGCGTTTCGTGATCCTGAGTTAGCCCCGTTGTTCCAGTTGCCACCCAAGATGAGGGCGCTCCCATCAACTCCGCTCTAATTTACCATTTTTTAAACGCTTAAGCCAACTGCCAAGCATTGCTCCAACTTCGCCAACTAAACCTTGGGCGCTTTCTAGTTGATGCTCAGTTAATAATTTACGTTTGTGATGCACCATGAACCGCAACATCAACCGCAATTGGCCAATGCTGCCATCCAACACGTAGCAACGACTAATTTGATTTGCTTTTATTGCATCATTAAGGTCTTCAGCAACTTTAAACAATTGCTTTAGTAATAGCTCCCTGAATGTGCCATGCTTACGCGGAATTGTTTGTGCTATGGGGTATAGGTAATCAATTACACGTTCATATTTTTCTACCATGTAAAGCCCATGCGCTTCTTTTGATGGATTTTCAGAAGCTCGATTAATTGTCATTGTGGTCGGCGCTGTCGCGCCTTTTAACCAAGTACCAGGTGCTCAGCCGCGAAACGAGCGCCACGGTCGGAGTTACCGTTAGACGGGACGTCGCTCCAGTAGGCGCTCCGGGAGCCCGAGACAGCCCCGTCGCCCCAGCCGCCACCCAAGATGAGGGCGCGTGGTGCGTCCGCAAATTCCGTGCCACGGCCACCAGTGTTAGTGTTGCTGCCGCTGGTGTAAATACCAACACGTTCAATTGCCCATACGAGTAGCGTTCCTGTCGCCTGTGCCAACCCCCATTTGCTTTGGCGTTCCCAAATAACAGTGCCAGGGTCACTGCCACGGCTACCTGCTTCTGGGGCGCCAAATGCAGCCGCCTGAAACTCCCAACTAAACATATAACGCTTGCCAAAGCTGTGCGCAACTTCGGCAAAGTTGTACCAAGACCCAGGGTTATTGCCGCTAACCAGCGTATATGCAGTGCTTCCGTTCCCACCATAAAAGCTAGGAATTAATGCAGGGCTGCTGTTGTCAGCAATCGTTAGGCCAATCTTGCTGCTTGGTACCGCACTAAATGCAGTTGTTGCATAACTGGTACTGCCACATAGATATAAGTCGCACCAAAAACGGCCATCAACGCACGTCATACCGCGAGGGTCTGGGCATACAGGCCGCCATGTTAAATCCCATAAGCTGAACTCCAATATCTCAGCAGTGCTAGTCGGGCTGCCGTTATTAAATGCTGTTGGTCTACCGCTTGGGATGTAATGGTACCCACCAACAATGCTGCCGCCTGTAGCACCTGCGGGTGCTGTGGTGTAGCTGGCATCACTGACTAATGCTCCTGTTGTTGGGTGCTGCCAAATTGCCATATCAGTGTTATTGGTATGGGTGCCCATCGTCACCGCAGTAGCACTAGCGTAATATTGACCATTAAGCACTGCACCAGCCGTAACGCTAATAGTGGTAGCAGCAGTCTTTGTAAATAATGGCCCGCGATGTAATGCAGGCCGCCGGTTATAAAGGATCGTTCCGCCGGAAGGTGTTGAAAAACTTAATACGCCTGAACCGTTGGTGCCAAGCACTTGTCCGTTAGTACCATCTTCGCCCGGCAAGGTGAACGTGACATTGCTGGTTACTGTTGCCGGAGATTGCAATGCGACGTAATGGCTGCTATCAGAATCAGCAAGCCTTAAATCGCCTTGCGCATTGATTGTTACGTCGCCCGTAAGCGTTGGGTTGCTAAACGTCGGGGCAGTAAGCGTTTTATTGGTAAGTGTTTGGGTGCCCGTAGTGGTCACCAAATTATCAGCAGTCAGCGTTTGCGTACTGGTGACAATCGAATCAACTTTTACAGACCCGTAAGCCATTACAGAATCACCCAGCTAGCGTTTGCAGGTACTGTAACAGCGAAAGTGGCAGTCACTTCAACTGGGCCAGCAGACATCCCATTATAACCTGCTGTCAAAGTGTAATTTGCACCAATAACTTGCTGCGATTCCGTAATTACGGAACTTCCACCTGCTGCCGTAGCCCAGCTCAAAGTGCCGCTGCCGTTAGTGCTTAATACTTGTGCAGAAGTCCCATCGGTCGCTGGTAAGGTCCATAGCACATCTGCCGCAATCGTTGCTGGTGCCTGGAAACCAACGTAGTTCGTGCCGTTTGCAGTTGCTTCACGGAATCGCGCATCAACCTGATTATCTAAAATTACATTACCGGTAAGTGTGCCGCCTGCTTTAGGTAATGCAGCAGTAGCTAAATCGAATGATGCCTTAACTGCTGTTGGTGTAGCAGCTAATACTGAGCTGGTAGTGCTGGTGCTATCGCTGAGTTGTACCGCGCCAACCACGCTGGTGGTAGCGGCCACAATCTTGCTACCAGCAATCGCAGCGGATGCGTTTATATCAGCGTTGACGATTACACCACTAGCTATAGCAGTGACGCCTGCGTTGCTGATGCTTACATCACCTGATACTGTGGTGGAAGTTGCAACGTTTGCGCTGGAGCCTACAAGGATATTGCCGCTGGTTAATGTGGCAAGCTTGCTGTAAGCGATAGCAGCCGCCGATGCAATATCAGCATTAACCAGTGGATAGGCGCTTACCTGGCTCCATGGCGTATAGCTCAGTGAAGTCCAAGACGTGCTGCCAGTGCCAAGTTTTATTTTGCTGGTATCCGACTCAATCCCAATCTCG